CGTATAGCCTGCTGCAAATTAAGGCGATGGACGATGACCAGCGCGTTATTACTGGCATGGCTACTACGCCTGAGCCGGACCGGATGGGCGATATTGTTGATCCTATGGGCGCTCAGTTCGCCAAAGAGATTCCTCTGCTGTGGCAGCACAAACATGATTCGCCGGTAGGTATTGCGGAGTTTGGCAAGCCTACTGCCGCTGGAATCCCATTCAAGGCTACTGTGGCACGCGTTCTAGAGGACGGAAAGCTAAAGGAAATGACTGATATGGCTTGGCAGGCGGTTAAAGCCAAGCTGGTCAAGGGCGTTTCTATTGGCTTCCGTCCTTTGGCATATGAGTATCTGGACAAGGGAGGCGTTCGTTTCAACGAGTGCGAGATTTTTGAGCTTAGCCTGGTGACTATACCGGCTAATGCTGGTGCGACCATCGAAACACTGAAGTCTGCCGATGCTATCCACCGGAAAGATTTTGGCGTTCGGCTTGTTTCCAAGTCTGCGCCTGAGCTGCCCAAGGGTTCTGTGAAACTCAAGTCAGCTAAGTAATACCGCATCTTGGTGCGTTATCCAAGTTATTTGCAGGCATCGCCCAGCGTAGGGCCATAAGGCTGCAAAGTTTAAATTGGCTTTAAATATCAATCTAAAATAAGGAAACAAAATGAAAACCTACGCTGAGCAGATCGCCGATCTGGAAGCTACCCGCGAAGCCAAGGCTAAGCGGATGAAGGAAGTGGTTCAGAAGTCCATGGACGATGGCCGTTCGATGGATACTGCTGAATCGGAAGAGTTCGACAGCATCGAGCAGGAAATCAAGGCTCTGGACGCAGACATTAAGCGTCTTGGCGTGCTGGCTAAGATGGACGCTGCTACCGTCAAGGCTGTGAATGATCCGAATAAGGGTGATCCGGTTGTGCAGGCTGTGTCGTCTGTGCAGGTAAAGAACACGCAGAAGCAGGAGCCGGGTATTGCCTTCGCTCAGGCTGCTAAGTGTCTGGCGCTGGGTAGCATCGAGCATCGTAACGCTACCGACATTGCTAAGGCTCTGTACGCTGGCCGTGATGACGTTATCGCCGCCACTGAGGCGCTGGTGACCAAGGCTGCTGTTGCCCCGGCTACCACTACCGGTACCACTTGGGCTGCCCCGCTGGTGCAGGTTGGCGGCGTCTACGGTGACTTCATCGAGTTCCTGCGCCCGCAGTCGATTCTGGGCCGATTCGGTGTTGGTGGCGTCCCGTCGCTGCGTCGAGTCCCGTTCCGCACTCCGCTGGTGGGCCAGACCTCGGGCGGTGAAGGTTACTGGACTGGTGAAGGTCAGGCTAAGCCGCTGACCCAGTTCGACCTGGCATCGACCATCATTGAGCCGCTGAAGATTGCGAATATCGCAGTTGCCACCATGGAACTGATCCGCGATAGCTCGCCGTCTGCTGACGTGATGATCCGCGACCAGTTGGCCGCTGCGATCACCTCGCGTCTGGATACCGACTTCATCAACCCGGCTAAGGCTGCGGTTGCTGGCGTGTCGCCGGCGTCGATCCTGAACGGTGTGACTGCTATCCCGTCCACCGGCACCGATGCTGCTGCGGTCCGTAATGACGTGCGCCTGCTGTTCAATGCCTTCATCGCTGCGAACAATGCTCCGACCTCGGGCGTCTGGATCATGGCTGCTACGACTGCGCTGGCCCTGAGCCTGATGCAGAATCCGCTGGGCCAGAGCGAGTTCCCCGGCCTGACCATGAACGGCGGTAACTTCATGGGTCTGCCGGCCATCGTTTCGCAGTATGTCCCGGCTGGCACTGTGGCACTGGTGAATGCTAACGACATTTACCTGGCTGACGAAGGCGGCATCGAGCTGGCAATGTCCACCGAAGCATCGCTCCAGATGGACAATGCGCCGGACAATCCGACCACTGCCACCACTGTGCTGGTTAGCCTGTGGCAGCGTAACCTGGTGGGCTTCCGTGCCGAGCGGACCATCAACTGGGCGCGTCGCCGCCCGAGCGCCGTGGCTTATCTGAGCGGCGTTGAATGGGGCGCACCGGAAACCCCGTAAGTGAAATGAGGGGGTGGGGATATTCCTCGCCCCCTTTTACTTTGTAGGAGTTAAATATGCGTGTAGATTTTGAACACAAGAGTGGCCGGAAAGAGAAGATGGAGCTTCGTTACGCGAAGGTTCTTTCTGCGCTCAGCCGTGGAACGTACATGACCCGCGACATGCGCGCTCAGCCTGCGCCTAGCAATGCTGATGCCGATGAGCTGGCCGAGCTTCGCGCAAAGTATCAGGAAGTGGTAGGCAAGAAGGCATATCACGGCTGGGATGCTGACGAGCTTCGTGAAAAGATTTCGGAGCATGAGCTGTGAATTGTTTTATCTGTGAATCCAACTGGGTTGGATTTATAGGAGACAAGTGTGACTGCGACATTGAACAAGATGTAGTGGAGAATGGCGTTGTAAATAATGGCGTCCAAGTTACCGTAAACGGCGTAAACGTAGTAAACAATGGAGCGTGACCGTGGCGGATACTGTTGAACTAAACACCCTTGGCGCTGTAATTAAGACGACATACGAGGCCCAGTCGGACACTAACGCATTTACGGATGCGGAGAAGCTAAAGCTCGCTAACATGAGCGATACTGCCTTCTCTGGGGCTTATGACGACCTTACTGGCAAGCCTGCTCTATTCTCTGGCGCATGGGGTGATCTGACTGGAAGGCCTGATTATATTGCTGCCGGGGCTACGCGTTCTGCGGTGCTTTCTGATATTGGGGCAATCCCTGTAGCTCAGAAGGGAGTGGCCAATGGCGTGGCTCCCCTGGATTCTGCTGGGCTTGTTCCGCTTGTTCACTTGAATGTTGGCGGACTTTCATTCAAGGGAGCATGGAACCCGGTATCCAATACGCCTAACCTTATTGATGGAACTGGCAGCGTTGGGGACTTTTATAAGGCTGACCGAGCGGGCACGTTTAATTTTGGCAATGGAGACTTCAATTTCCTAACTGGAGACTGGGTTATCTATGCTGGCGGTACTTGGCAGCGGATCGGTACTAGCGATGCCGTCGCAATGGTTAATGGGAAGATTGGCAATGTATCGCTAACGGCAGCGGATGTTGGGGCGTTGCCGAATAGCTATACCGCCCCTGTTCTTAGCGTGAATGGTAAAAATGGCGCTGTAACTCTTGATGCCGATGAAGTCGGCGCATTGCCTTCCACGTACACTCCGCCTGCACCTTCGTGGGAGAGTGTCTCTGGAAAGCCTAATTTCCCTTCCTTGTACCAAGCTAAACAGCGGGGAACTATTGGCCCAGCTATCCCCGCCGCCCTAATGTACCTTACCGCTAACCACAACCACGCTAGCGGAGTGTACGACTATGTGCCGTTCTCTGGCGTAGTCTATGACCAGTTCGGCATGCGCACTAATGCTAGCACCTTCACGGTTCCGGCATGGGCTAAGTATGCGCGCGTAACAGGACAGCTCCGATTCGCCAGTAATGCCAACGGTGGTCGGCAGGCTGGCATCCGCAAGAACAACATTGACGTTATCGGCTGCGGTTACGATATTGCAATTGTAGGAGGCTTGGGTTCTGAGGCTCGCAGGATTAGCACTGGCATTATCCCTGTAGTTGGCGGTGATACTCTCCGGGTAGTCGCATTTCAGTCCAGCGGTGTCGTACTGGCTATCGAGGCAGGATCTTCCTTGCAGCACACGTGGTTGCAGATTGAGCTTTACGAATAACCATTGCTAATAGCAAATTAATAAGGTATGGCTGTATAATTCGGCCATATCTTGAGGGCTGCACGTGGCATTTACTGCATCTGAAATTACGATGGAAATGGGGCTTAGGTCTTATGGCTCTGATTTTGCGAAAGCAATGCAGCCCTTGCAGTCTATTGGCGGCTGGAAGCCTCTTATCCATGAGCCTTACACCCAAGCGTGGCAGCGCAACGAGGAAATTAAGCTTCCTTCATTGACCGCCTACCCGACCCTGTATGCCTGCATCATGCGAATTGTCACGGACATTGGGAAGTTGCCCTATGTCCTTAAATCGCATAACTACGATACAGGCGTATGGACTACTGTAAATAACCCGGCCTATTCCCCGGTTCTGCGCAAACAGAATCACTATCAGACCGCCCAGCAGTTCCGTGAAGCATGGATGGTGTCTAAGCTGACTCAGGGCAATGCGTATATCCTGAAGGAGCGGGATAACCGGGGAGTGGTTACGAACCTATACGTTCTAGACCCGTGCCGAGTCCAGCCGATGGTTTCGGATAGTGGCTACGTATTCTATGAGCTTAATGTTCTGGACCGATCTTTGCTTCCTGAGAACTATGGCCGTGAAACGCTGGTAGTTCCTGCATCTGAGATTATCCATGACCGGTGCATCACACTGCACCACCAGTTGATCGGTGTGCCTCCGCTGTGTGCGGCCTATTGGGCTGCTGCGAAGAATCTGCGTATCCTAAAGTCATCTGCTGAGTTCTTCAGCAAGAATGCACAGCCTGGCGGCATCCTGACTGCTCCCGCTGGCATTTCTGATGCCGATGCTGAGGCTATCAAGGAGACTTGGGGTACTGGATTCTCTGGCGTAAATGCTGGCAAGGTAGCAGTGATTGGCGCGGACATGAAGTTTACGCAGCTAGCAATGTCCTCTGCTGACTCTCAGCTAGTTGAGCAGATGAAGTATTCTGATGAGCAGATTTGCCAGCCGTTCGGAATCCCGCCTTTTAAGGTAGGTATCGGGTCTATCCCTGCTGGGATGAAAACCCATGATATTAACCTTCTGTATCACAGCGATGCCTTGCAGACTCACATTGAAGCAATGGAAAACCTTCTGGATGAGGCTCTGAGCATTAGCCAGCCTCTAGGTGTCGAACTAGATACTGACCCGCTTCTCCGCATGGATACTCAGACTCGCGCAACTACTTGGGGTGGCCTTGTTAAGGATGCCCTTGCATCTCCGAATGAGGGCCGCAGGGAGTTCAATCTACCGCCCCTTGAAGGTGGTGACACGGTATATATGCAGCAGCAGGACTATCCGCTGGATCAGGTCAGGCTTAACAAGATTGAGCAGACTACTGCTCCAGTTCAAGATCCGGTCCAGCCAATTCAAGACCAACAGAATCAGGAAAGAGAGATGATTGAAGCAATTCGCAAGGCATTCAAGGAGGCGAATTAATGGACGTTTCTATCATCGCCAAGACTGTTGTTACGGAGGTTAAGACACTGCTAGACGCCGAGTTTGCGCCTATCCTGAAAAGGCTGGAGCAGCTTGAGGCTATCGAGTACCCGAGCGCCGAACAGGCTGCATCGCTAGTTGTGAAAAACCTTCTTGAATCTGAGAATCTGGATAGCCTGATTGACCTGCGTGTGACCGAATACCTGGTGGCAAATCCGCCTGCACAGGGTGAGAAGGGTCAGGATGGTGCTGACGGCAAGGATGGCCGCGACGGTGTAGACGGCAAAGATGGCGTTGACGGCAAGGACGGTGAAAAGGGTGCTGACGGCCGCGATGGTAAGGACGGCGTAGATGGCCGCGACGGTCGTGATGGCGTAGATGGGAAGGATGGAATCGACGGCAAGGACGGCCTACAAGGTGAGAAGGGTCTAGACGGCAAGGACGGGCGTGATGGTGAGGATGGAATTGGCCTTGCTGGCGCTGTAATCGACCGCGACGGCGAACTGATCGTTACCACCACCAAGGGTGCAGCTATCAAGTTGGGGCCTGTTGTTGGCCGTGATGGAGCCGATGGGCTTGGGTTTGATGATATGCACGCCGAGTCTGATGGCGAAGGCAAGGTTCTGCTCAAGTTCATGCGCGGCCAGCAGGTTAAGGAGTTCCCGCTAAGCTTTGCTGTTCCGGTCTATCGAGGATATTACCGCGACGGTCGGAAGTCTGAGGCTGGCCATATGCTGACTCATGACGGCAACCTTTGGATTGCAAAGCGAGCCAACTGCACCAAGCCATGCCTTGAAAACAAGGAAGATTGGCAGCTTGCTGTCCGCAAGGGTCGTGATGGCCGTGACGGCGCTAATGGCCGCGACCTTGGCCCGCTCCCGCCGGTTAAG